CTTGCTCGTCTTCGTGCTGGCAACGTGCAGCAGTTCTACGCCGCTACCACCCCTGAGGGCTATGGCTGGGCATTTGACACCTTTGACCGCAACGCTGGTGCAGACACCGCGCTGATCCGTGCTCGCACCATGGACAACCCACACCTGCCTGATGGGTTTATTGACAGCCTGATGGCGAACTACCCGCCGCAGCTCATCAAGTCCTACCTAGAAGGGCAATGGGTCAACCTGAATACAGGCCAGGTGTACGACCGCTTTGACCGTACCAAGCATGTGGTCAACAGCCTGCCTGATCTGAGCCGTGAGCCGCTTCGCGTTGGCGTGGACTTCAACGTAGGCAACATGTCCGCTGTGATCGGCGTCAGGATTGGCGGCAGCCTGCTGGTAATCGATGAGGTCAGCGGAGCGCATGACACCGACGCCTTGGCGGCAGAGATTAAACGGCGCTACCCCGACAGACGCATCTATGTGTATCCCGACGCCTCCGGCGGTAACCGCAGCACCAACGCCAGCCGCACCGATATTCAGATCCTTGAAAGCCACGGGTTCAGCAACCAGTCCGGCAAGGCCAACCCTCCTGTTCGTGATCGGGTGCTGGCGGTGCAGAGCCTGCTGGAAAACGCCAAGGGTGACGTTCGGCTCAATGTGTCAGAAACTTGCAAACGGCTGATCGAATGCTTGGAGCTGCAGAGCTACACGGAGAAGGGCGACCCTGACAAGGAGGCCGGCCACGATCACATGGTTGACGCGCTGGGGTATCTGGTGTGGCGTGAGTTCAACCCGCTGCATCAGGGCGCTGGCCGCGGCACGGGCATCAGGCTGTATTGATCGCTATAGGGTATACTCTCAATACGAGGGGAGCGGTCCACTCGTAAAACTCAACCGCCGGCCGAACAGCGCACACGAGGCCGTTAAACCCGAGCGCAACAGGGCCTGAATAAGCCCGCTCCGCCGGTTGGCCCGGCAACAAACCCCTTTTCTTCTGCCTGTTGACAGATGGGCAGGGTATACCCCATAATTAGGGGACAGGGGGCGACCCCACCACACACAAGACCATGACCCGCACCTCCATCACCGCCAACATGACCGCCGCCGAGCTGACCGCATGGAAGGCAAATAACCGCAAGCAGATCGGCGCTCCCGTGATTATCACCGCCGCCGCTAAGCCTGCTCGCAAGTCCCAGCGCCAAGAATGGCAAGAGTTTCATACCGAGACCCTTGGCATGATCGAAGCCGCTAAGCGTGAGCGTCACTTCCATATCCTTCCTCAACTGCTGCAGCGCCTCAACACCGCCAACGATATGCTCAACAATTGCGCACTGTCCTGAACGTCACCGGCCCCTTCGGGGGCCTTTTCTTATGACAAAACACCCGATTACCCCGCCGCCAGACCTGATCGATCAATGGCAGAGCACTCTCAAGGGCGACTGTTGCCCTGTGGAGTTCGCCTCAGCATCCATTGCTTCTATTGCTATCCGTGCCGCCCAGTGGGGGGCAGACCAAGAGCTGGAGGCGTGCTGCCTGTGGGTGAACTCCGTTGATGACGACGATTGTTTTGGTGCAAACCTCCGCGCCGCCCGCCGACCCAAGCCGCCGAGTTTGAAGGAACAGGCAAAGCAGGCGTTATTTCGATTTGATGCCAATGCCCACATAAATGCCGATGAAATGCAGGACGACTTTGACTTAATCCGCCGCGCCTTGGAGCAGTTACCCTGAGCCCGCAGCACAAACAAAATGTCCGCTCCCCTTTGGCACGACCTTGAAGCCGCCTTCGATTCAGCTGTTGATGACGGCTCCTACGACTTCAATGACGCCGCCTCGGCCATGCTCACCGCCGTTCAACAGTGGCTCTACGACCACGACTTCAATGATGCTGGTGATGCCCTAGACGATGAAATCAGCAGCGCCGACGAAGCCGCATAAACTTTGATCTGCCGGGTCGGTTCAGTACGAAAGGCTGAACGCCGTGTGTGGCGGTATCGGAGGCCCGGCTTACATTTACGAATAGAATCAAACTACGGATAAACGCGGCAGATCATGTACACCGGTTTCAACGCATATGACCGGCTTCTGACGCGTAAAGCCACGCAGGTGCAGGATCCCAACAACGCTTGGGCTGCGCAGGAACCTCACTGGATCCTGATCGAGGATCTGATGGAAGGCACCTTCGGGATGCGCCGCAAGCATCGTCGTTATCTGCCCCAAGAACCCCGCGAGCAAGACGAGTCATACGACAACCGCCTAGCCCGTAGTGTCTGCCCGCCGTATTACCAGCGGCTTGAGCGGATGCTGGCCGGCATGTTGACCCGTAAGCCTGTACGGCTGGACGACGTACCTGATGTAATCCGTGAGCAGCTTTTTGACGTAGACCTGCAGGGAAACGACCTGAACATTTTTGTCTACGAATTGGCCCGCAAGGTTGTGCGTTATGGCCACGCTGGTGTATTGGTTGACTTCCCCAGCGAAACAGATGATGAGCTGCAAAACATCACTGACACTGCATCACTTCGCCCGTATTGGGTGACTTACACCCCGCGTGACATTCTTGGCTGGCGATCTGAAATCGTAAACGGCGCACAGAAGTTAACCATGCTGCGCCTGCGTGAATTGATTGTGGTGCCAGATGGTGAGTTTGGTGAGAAATACTTAGAGCAGATCCGCGTACTCAAACCGGGCTCCTACGAATTGCACCGGCAGTCCGACACCAAAGGCCAGTACGAGATCGTTGCGGAAGGCACCACCAGCCTTGATTACATCCCCTTCTCCGTTGCTTACTCCAACCGTGTTGGCCTGCTTGAGTCACGCCCACCTTTGGAAGACATCGCAGAGCTGAACCTCAAGACGTACCAAATCCAGAGCGATCTGGACAACATGCTGCACATCAGCGGCGTGCCAATGCTCGCCTTCTACGGCTTCCCATCATCTGCCGAGGAAGTATCCGCTGGTCCTGGTGAAGCCATCGCCTTTCCTGCTGAGGGCCGGGCTGAGTACATCGAACCCGATGGCAAAAGCTACGAGGCGCAGTTCCGCCGTCTTGAGCAGCTTGCCGCGCAGATCAACGAACTTGGTCTGTCTGCTGTCCTAGGTCAAAAGCTCAGTGCTGAAACCGCTGAGGCAAAGCGCATCGACCGCAGCCAAGGCGACAGCACCATGATGGTCATCGCTCAGCAGGTACAAGATCTAATCGACAACTGCCTGCGTTATCACGCTGACTACCTTGGTCAACAGCAATCAGGCAGCAGCTTTGTCAATCGGGATTTTGTGGGCGCACGCCTTGAACCCACGGAGATCCTCGCTCTGCTGCAGCTTTACACCGCTGGCACCATCACCCAGAAAACACTGCTTGATCAACTGGCAGAAGGCGAAGTGCTGGGCGACGACTTTGATGTTGAGGAAGAACTAGAGGCTACGCAATCGGGCGGATTGATTGAACTTGGCGGGCCTGAAAACCTTGGCGCTGAAGATGTATCTGGCGAAGAGATGCCAGGCGATCAAAGCCCTGACGATGAAATGCAATGACGCAATCAGGCGTAACACCTCGCCTGCTCAACATTGAGCAATTCAAGCGGCGTATCAACCGCAATGATCCTGTCGCCAATATCTACCGTAACGCCATTGATCTCAACCGTTTTAGTAATGCTGTAGCCGGTCAAATTGTCCGCGATTACAACAGCATTATCCTTAGCGCTGTAGACGACCTACGCCGCATTGATCTTGGCGTACCAACAGCAGGCGGTGGCATTGTTAGCCCGGCATCAGTGCAGGCACAGCGTTTGCGTGTTTTGCTTGCGCAGCTCAAGGAATCGCTAGACAGTTGGGCGCAACGCAGCACCGCATACGCAGCCGTTGAGCTGCAAGGCTTGGCCGAGCTGCAAACAGAGTTTGTCACTGATCAACTGCGGCTTGCTGTTGCTGGTGGCGAAGCTGGTGGCCGCGGCATTGAACCCAGCGTTGTCGCTCAGCAGGCAGTAAACACAGTTGAGGTGGCCCCGAACTTTGCCGCCACTGTTGCCACGGTTGATCCAACAGACTTGAACTTCACCTTGCCAGGCACTGGTGGTTTCAACCTGACAGCAGGTCAAGGCGCGGCGATCACCCTGCCAAACGGACAGGTCGTAGAAAAGGCGTTTCGTGGTCTTGCCGAATCACAGGCGCAACGCTTCAACACCACAATCAGAACGGGCATCCTTGCCGGTGAACCCACGCCACAGATCGCACGTCGCTTGGTCGGCAACCTTGATTTTGGGCAGTTGGCCAAGACGGCAAAGCAGCAAGCGCTAGCAGGTGGCGAGCTGATCAAGATGGCTGACCACCAAGTGTTAACCGTTGTGCGTACAAGCGTGCAGCAGGTGGCAAACACGGCAAGTCAAAACGTCTACGAGGCCAACCAAGATGTCACCAAGAAATATCGCTACGTGGCCACACTTGATAGTCGTACTTCAGCAATCTGCCGCAGCCTTGACGGCAAAGAATACGTTTACGGCAAAGGTCCGCAGCCTCCTGTTCACTTCAACTGCAGATCGACGACCATTCCGATTGTTGATTACCGCGCTCTTGGTTTACGCCCACCGGAAGAGGTGATTGGCGAAGGTACGCGTGCTGCAGAAGGTGGTCGGGTGTCAGCTAGTACAAACTACGGTCAATGGCTACAGAGGCAGCCAAAGGCATACCAAGAAGAAGTGCTCGGTAAATCACGCGCCGCGTACTTTGATCGCCTCAGTCAAAAGTTTGGCCCACAACAAGCATTGAGCCGGATGGTGCGTGAAGACGGATCTGAAGTCCCACTTAAAGTATTGAGGGAACGCTACGGCTCAAACAATGGCTAAGAAGCCGACCAAGGCCGAAAAGAAAATCGGCAAGGTGATGAAGGAATACAAGGAAGGCACCCTGCAGTCCGGCAAGCCTGGCCCCGGTAAAGGCCCCAAGGTGAAGAGCCGCAAGCAGGCCATCGCCATTGCTCTAAGTGAGGCCGGCAAAGCACGCAAGAAAAAGTGATGGCACCCAAGAAGCCCGGCCTCTACGCCAACATCAACGCCAAACGCAGGCGGATGGAGGAAGGCGCCAAGGAACGCAAGGCCCGCCCCGGCGAAGCCGATTACCCCGACAAAGGTGCTTTCAAGGCTGCTGCCAAGACAGCCAAAAAACGCAAGCCCAGAAAATGAAAGGCCGCATCTGGGAGGGCAACTGCACATATCTCAAGTGCAGCGATGGCATCATTGAAGGCCGCTTTGTCTTCCCGTGCCCGACCAGTCCTGAAACCCTTGGCGCATTGATGGGCAGGCTTGCCGAGGGCGTAGAGGTGATTATTTGCGTTGAAGACGACGACAACGAAGACGACGACGACTAAAGCTGCTCTTGGTGCTGGATCCAATCCTTTAGGCACGTCACATAGGCACGTAGCGCCTGCGCGTTTCTTGCGTGCCACGCGTCACCTGTTGCTAAATACTCCATCATGTGCAAATCCACCGCCTTCAAGCAGTGGTGAATAACTGGGTTCCACGGCCCACGCACTGGTGTATCCCACTCCCGCTTCGACATGACGTGACAAGGTGTAAACCTACCTATACACTCTGATTGTTACCCTACGGGTTTTTCATGTCTGAAGAGCAACTGCAGGAAGCTACGCCGACTGCATCTAGTGATGATCTTGACGCATTGAAACGAAGCGTTGAGGCATTGGAACGCAAAAACTTTGAGCTGATCGGCAAACTCAAAGAAGCCAAGGAGAAGACACCAGCACTGCCCGATGGTCTCAATGTTCAGGAGCTTGTTGAGTTCAAGCGCAAGAAGGAACAGGAGGAACTTGAATCCAAAGGCAAATACGACGAAGCCCTGAAGCAATACGCTCAGCAATTCCAAGAGCGTGAAGACGGTTACAAAAAGCGTATTGCCGAGCTTGAATCACAACTCACCGTCAATCAACTTGATAACCGCGTGGTTGCAATCCTTGCCGAACAAGGCGCTCACAACCCACACGATGCATTGCGCCTAGTCCGTGATCAGTTGAAGCTTGACGACAGCGGCAACCCCATCGCCGTTGATGGCTATAACGAAATCCCAATGGATCAGTGGGTGGAACGCCTCAAGGCTGAACGCGGTTACCTGTTCAAGGCATCCAACATCAAAGGCTCTGGCGCACCTGTTGGCACCAAGATCAGCAGCACTGACGTACCGGTGGGCATCAAAAACCCATTCCTGCCCGAGAACTTCAACCTAACCGAGCAGTCGCGACTGTTCCGCACGGATCGTGATCTGTACGAAAAATTGAAAACTGCGGCAGCTTCTGCTTAAGATGTAACCGTCGAACGTGAATGGTTACGCCGTTCCGTTATTGGGTTACGCCCGCAAACAGCAAATTACCTAAGGATTCATCATGGCGACTCTTCGCTCTGATGTCATCATCCCCGAAATTTTTACCCCGTATGTGATCGAGCAATCGACACTGCGGAATCAGTTTCTGGCCAGCGGCGTTGTACAGCCCATGGCGGAACTGAATGCAACCGAGGGTGGTGACTTCGTTAACGTGCCTTGACCGACCGTTAAGGGCCTCTAAGGCGTAATCCTTGGAGATAACGGGGTGAATTGCTGGAAAAGCCACCACCCGAAAGGGCAGGCCAATCAGCAGCCAAGCCAGCCAACAAGCTGGAAGGTTCAACGACTAGGACCCGAGAGGAAACTCAGTAAAGGTCCCACGAGTGCCCCGCACCCAACCAGTCTTTGACCAGGGGGTGAAGAGATAGTCTGACCTGCGACCGATGGCAAAGGCGCAGAACCAAGGGATAAAGAGCCCTTGGGATAACAACAGTGTTCTGGAAGGCAAACCTGTCTGGCGACTTGGAAGTTCTTACCGACTCCACCAGCCTGACCCCCGGCAAAATCACTGCTGACAAACAAGTTGGCGTGATCCTGCACCGTGGCCGCGCCTTTGAGGCCCGTGACCTTGCTGCTCTGGCCGCAGGTTCCGACCCCATGGCTGCCATCGGTCAAAAGGTTGGTGAATACGTTGCCAACCAGCAGCAGGCCGACCTGTACAAGTGTCTGGAAGGTGTGTTCGGCAGCCTCACCGGCTCTGACTCCCCTGCCTTCAACGACCTGCGTTTTGATACCAGCGGCGCTACTCCCCTCGGTCCCCGTCAGGTGGCTAAGGCTCGCGCAATCCTGGGTGATCAAGGCGACAAGCTGACCGCTGTGGCTATGCACTCGGCTTGTTTTTACGATTTGCTGGAAAGGAAGGCGATCGACTACGTGACCAACACGGAGGCTCGTCTCACCACCCCTGCAACCGGTGCTAGCACCATCAACGCTGTCGGCGGCTCTATTGCTGCTGCCTACGGTGACGTTCGTATCCCCACGTACATGGGGCTCAACGTCATCATCTCCGACGACATCACCAACAGCGGTGGCAACTACGCCTGTTATTTCTTCACCAATGGTGCAGTTGCATCTGGTGAGCAGGCTGCAATGCGCACTGAAACCGACCGCGACATCCTCGCTAAGTCGGATGCAATGTCGCTGGACATGCACTACATCTACCACCCGGTAGGTGCCAAGTGGGCCGTGACCACCACCAACCCAACCCGCGCACAGCTGGCCACCGTTGGTAACTGGTCAAAGGTGTACGAAACCAAGAACATTGGAATCGTTCGCGCCACCATCACTTCCAACTTCGATTGAGGTAACTAACCATGCCATCCTCGATCTTTGAGCTGACTTCTGATCTTGCCGTCCTGAACGTCAAGGCTTCTCAGAAGACTGTTACCGCCGCTGGTAACGAAGCAACCACCCTTACCGCTGCACAGTGTGTTGAGGGCGTTGTGACCATGACCCCTACTACGGGTCGTGCTCTGACCACTCCCACGGGCGCTGATCTCAAAACCTACTTCGGTGGGCAACTTGAAATCGGCACCAGCTTTGAGCTGACCGTGGTGAACGTGGCTTCTGCTACTCACGCAATCACCCTGACCGCTGCCGCTTCTGGCATCACCCTGGGTGGCGTGGCTGGTATGGCCACTGTTGCTGCTGCATCGAGCGCAACCTATGTGTTCGTCTGTACCGCAGTGGGCACCCCTGCCTTCACTGTGTACCGCAAGGGCGGCTGATGGGCATGATCGCCTTCCGGCGACTGCGTGAACGTGAGGCTCTGGCTACGGCTGGGGCCTCTTTTTCTAATGCAGAGCTGGCCCCTAAACTTGAAACAGTTGATGAGCAGCCCGAACCTAAAAGGCGTCGCGCTGTAAAGCCAAAACAGGAGGCTGCTAATGGCGATCGTAATTAACGCCACCGTGGGTTCTGCCTCCGCAAACTCTTACATCACGTTGGCTGATGCGCAGGCCATTGTTGATGGCTTTGTTGAGGATGACGACGTAAAGCATTGGAACACAGGGAATACGGACAGTCGTAACCGTGCCTTGTTTACCGCTACCCAACGCTTGGATCGGGAGCGTTTTCTAGGCGCACGGGCAACTGATACCCAAGCTCTGCAATGGCCTCGTACAGGCGTCCGCAAGCCTGATACTTACATCAATACCTATGCGGTTGGCTTCCCATTCCGAATCACCACCGACTATTTCACGGATACAGAAATCCCAACGCAGATCAAATACGCTCAGGTTGTCCTTGCCGTCTTCCTTCACAACAACACCGATGCGCTAGGGCTCAGTGGATTGGAAGATTACAAAAACGTCAAAATCGGCAGCCTTGACGTGACGCCCAACGTTGATTCCGGCGCGGTTGGTGCGGATAAGGTCCCGCCGTTGTTTGAAAGGTATTTGACAGGGCTTAGAATTAGCGGACCAGGCAACATTGCTATTCGCAGGTCATGAGCATTTTCCTTGGCGGCGGTGATGCTGTTCCACGTAGTGGGCTTGAAATCCCCACGCATGATTACATCGTCAACACTTACACGGGCAGCAATCTGACGCAAACCGTTTTTAAGCGTGGTGGTGCCAGTGGAAAGGTGGTGGCTACTCTTACGCTGACCTATGACGGCAGCAACAATCTGCTGACTGTTACCAGGAGCTGAGAGCAATGTCTTACGTCATCAACCCATTGCTTGCTGCCGGGCTTGACAATATCGGCAACGACGGAGCAACCACTCCTGGCGGTTCAAATACTCAGGTCCAATTCAATGATTCCGGTGCAATGGCCGGTGATAGTGGACTGACCTTCAATAAGACCACTAACGCTTTGACCATTGGTGCCAGCACCGTTGACGGTGGTCAGGCCAAGGTCTTCGGTGACATTAACCTCGATGACGGCGGCACCTTTACTACTACCATTCAATGCGTAACACCGACGCTTACTAACAAGACAATCAGCTTCCCCGATGCAACTGGCACGGTCGCATTAGTTGCTGGGTCTAGTGGGCAACTTGTTTATAACAATGCAGGCAGTAATGCTGGTGCTACTGGTAGCGTCGTTGATTCCAGCGGTAATGTCACCATTGGTGGACTGACTACGCTTGCTGGTTCACCTAGCGCAAATAACACAAGCGGCGTACTGATTAACGGTACGTGGCGAACTGGAGCTAGTAGCAACAACCCTCAGCTACTTCTTAATCCAAGCGGTACTACGCTTTCAACCACTTGGAGCCCCAGCGGTACAGGCATTGGTGTTAATGCACCGGCTTCGTTTGGTGGAAACCTGCTGGATCTGCAGGTGAATGGGACGAGTCAATTCAGATTAAATAGTTCTGGAAATTTAGTTAAAGGCTCGTCTACATGGGTCTTTGACGCATCGGTTGGCACAACAACACTACCTAACAGTATTACTCTTCAAGGAAGTGGGAATATCAATTTGCCATTGGCCGGGAATATTACTTGGTCTGGCGGAGCGGGCATCGGCGCGTCGGCAAACGTTTTGAACTTGTCGTCTCCAGGCACGTTTAACCGCATTACGATTGGAGGTACAACTAGTTCACATCCTGCACTTAAGAAAAATTCGGCTGAGCTTCAAGTCCGCCTAGCTGACGACAGCGGCTTCACCACCATTGATGCCCAGCTTCGTTCTCAAGGCACCGCCCCAGCATCCGCCTCTGCTACCGGCACTGCCGGCGATATCCGCTACGACGCCGATTACATCTACGTTTGCACGGCCACAAATACGTGGAAGCGTGCAGCCCTCGCTACTTGGTAACCATCATGGCTTCTTTCACTATCACAATCGACGACACGCTCGTCCCCGGCATCATCGCTATCGGCTATGCCGAATCTAAAACCCCTGAAGAGGTGGTCTCCTCTTACGCCGTGGCAGCAGCTACTAAGGCATGTCAAGACCTCAAAGTAGGACCGTATTATGTTGGCCCTATCCCTCCTGAGTTCAACGCAGATGGGACACCGTATGTAGCCCCAGTAGTCAACGACACTACTCAGTCTGATGGAGGTGATGTATGACGCTTGTTTGGCGGCCGGGGTTTCAGTTTGATACTGATGCCTCCACTTACATCGAAGCGGTGGAGGCTGCTGATACACAGGCGCTGGAAACTGGTGTCCGCTACGCCATCAACGATTTTGTCATTGGGTGTAAGCAGGATGGTATTTGGTCAGCTATAAAGGCAGGTTGCATCCTTGCTGGGGCTAGGACGTTGGCCGGGGCATTAACTCCGCTTGCGGGCACGGCCCCTACAAACTTTAATTTTGTCTCTGCAGATTACAACAGGGAAACGGGATTAAAGGGAGATGGCAGTACAAAGTATCTAAACGCGAATCGCAACCATAATGCCGACCCTCAAAACAATAGGCACATGGCTGTTTATGCCACAGAAAAGAGCGGGGCCACTGTCAGAGCACTTATGGGCACGGCTTCAACCGTAAGCCGTTCTGTGCTGTTTGCAAATAGCGCTTCCGATCTTCTTACAAATTGCGCTGATGGCACAAATCTTCCTATTCCAGGAGCGTACACTCTCGGCACCGGGTTAATTGGTGTTTCTCGTTCAACAAGCGCTGGCTACAACGTAAGAGCGTCAAATATCACTTTTAACAATGCAATAAGCTCAATTGCACCTGCTTCTGCAGATCTATTTGTTTTCAGTAGATCAGTTACCCCATCACTTAGTTCTCCCAGGTTAACTTTCTACTCCATCGGCGAATCCCTAGACCTCGCCCTCCTCGACACCCGCGTCACCGCCCTTGTCACCGCTATCGGAGCAGCAATACCATGACACCCACAGAAGCCTATAACTCTAATCACCTCGTGGAGGTAATGTCATGAGCCCGATCTACGTGCCGGGGAAGGTGGTGTTACGTAAAGATTCCAGCACCTGGGCCGAGGGCGGAGATCTCGTCTACACCATCGTTGTTGGCGGCACCACCTATCGCGTACATGAATTTAAAACCGTTGGCACCACATCGCTGAATGTGATGAAGGGTGGCAACTTTGAGTATTTGCTTGTTGGGGGCGGAGGTGGTGCTGGTTTTAGACAACGAGGCAGTGGCGGAGGTGGAGCTGGCGGAGTAATTGCCAGTGCTATTTCTGGTCCGGTGTCATTATCCGCAGGCTCGTTTCCTATAAATGTGGGCGCCAGAGGATTGGGGGGTGCCACTGTAGGCGTTGTAGGTGCAGACGGAGGATTGTCATCTGCTTTTAACTTGACGGCTGTTGGCGGCGGGGGTGGCGCAGCCCCTACTATTTCAACTGCCTCTGCAGGACGAACAGGAGGAAGCGGAGGTGGAGGCGGAAACAATCGAGCGCCAGGAACATCTGGGCAAGGAAATGCAGGCGGTATTGGTTTCTATAACGCTAGCAGTGGCCAGTCTGCCGGCGGCGGCGGTGGCGGGTTTGCGGCAGCGGGAACAGATGCAGCAACAAATGTGCCAGGGGCAGGAGGCGATGGATACTTAACCACCATCACTGGCAGCAGCTTTTATGTAGCCGGCGGTGGTGGCGCTGGCTCTACAGATCTTGTCGGTCCAGCGGCGGGAGGACTTGGCAGTGGAAGTAATTCTTTTGGCGGCGGAGGTAATGGATCATTTGTCGGGGGAGGCGACGGCGGTTCCGGCATTGTCATCGTGAGGTACGCAATATGACTTACACAAACCACGGCAGCGTAGTCACTGCCACTACTCACCTTGGGAGGATGATGCGATGAGTTGGGTTATTACAGCCACGGAAAAAGATCCCTATAGAAGCAATGTTTCACTGCACTTGCGAGGGACTCAAAGCGGAGGCGAGTTTGTAGACGTAAGCCCAAGCCCCAAAACCATCACACGCTTTGGGGATGTTGCCCCTGGTTCCCCTGGTGGCGGAGCACCGATTTATCCTGCAAGCAACTCAGCCTTTGGGTCTGCGATAGCGTTTGATGGCACTGGCGATTACTTGACTGTTGCTTCAAATGCGGATTTTAACTTTGGCTCCGGCGATTGGACAATAGAGTGTTGGTTTTATTTGAACAACATCAGCGGTAACTATTATCTAATAGCGCTTGATACCTCGCTCTTTTATTTGTACACAACATCTGCAGGGAGACTCGGCTTTGAAGCTCCTGGGATGTACAGAGAAAGCGCTGCCTCAACTGTGGCTGCGCAAACGTGGTATCAATTAATGCTTTCCAAGTCTGGCACGAATACTTATACACTTTCACTGAACAGCTCTGCACTCTCACTGCCATCCTCGTTTGGCACGCTGCCATCTAGTTTTGGCAGTAACGGAATTTACATTTCCAGCAGACCGGCTGGCGGAGGAGTTATTAACGGTTATGTAGACGAAGTGCGGATTACAAAGGGAGTCGCTCGGCAGATACAGGCAACCTCTGAGCCATTTCCGAATTCATAAACCCAACCCTCGTAGTGTCCCCG